ATTCAAATGTTCAAGTTGGGGAAGTTGTAGAATCATATAGAGATAAAACAGGGAGACTATGGAAAACAGAAGTAGATGATGTTGGATTCTTTGTTGTAATTAAATTAAGAGATGATATAGAAAAAGCCAAAGAAATTAATAGAGGCATCAGAAAAGGTTCATTGAGGAGTTTTAGTATCGGAGGACAGGCAATACAAAAAGTAAAGAAAAGCCATCCCGAATTAGGACAATACAATGAAATAAGCAAACTGGAATTACATGAGGTTACAATCTGTGAAAAAGGAATAAACCCCGAAGCAAAGTTTGACATTCTAAAACAAGAAAAAACAAAGGTGAACAAAATGACCAAATTAGAAAAAGCGTTAGAAGAACTAGACTCATTGATGAACGAAGTCAATGCGTTGAGAAAAGAAGAAGAAGAAATGATGGAAATTAAGCCTGAAAAAGAGGCAATGGCCATGAATGATGAGGACGACGATACAAAGGAATCCATGATGACCGAGCGAATGTTAGAAGAAAAGGATAGAGAAGCAAAGGCTCTCCTTTCAACTCTAGATGGAGCAGGTGTCGAAATTGGCGAACCTGCTGATAGAATCGTTATTGACAATGGAAAGCCAAGAGCATCTGATATGCCAGTTGTAAAGGCTTTTGAAAACGACGAATTAGAGACTCTTGATTTGTCTCTTGGAAACATTGAGAAGGCTTACGAGGCTTTCCGACAAGAACAACTTGAAAAGTTGGCTTACGACAATTTGCAAAAGCAATTTGAGGCTCGATTCAATGCGGAAACAACTACAAGAGAAGACATCCTAGCAAAGTCTCAATATGACGCTGCCAGTGAAATTGCTTCTCTTAAGCAAGAATTTACACAACTAAGAAAGTCTTTGACGGCTGAGAAGGAAACAATCCTAAAGGCTCAAGAAGAGGCTCAAATCAAACTCCCTTCATTGGATGAAATTGCAGAATTAGACTGGAATGACATTCATAAGATGGCAGGAGGTTATTAAGATGAGTGGATATATCAACACAATTGCAGACTTAGAAGCACAAACATACGGATTTAGTCTAGGCGGAAGCAGTAATATGCTTTTGAAGACAGCAGGAACAGTTAGCGGTATTCATGGAGGCCATGATGCAGCAACTCAAACCTCACCAACAAGCGGTATTGCGGGTAATCTTTACGGTGTCCTTTATGGGCAAAAGGTTTGGTCAATGCTTAACAGAGAAGTAAATGCTCTCTCTATTATGTCAAAGCGACCATATACTTCAAGCGGTTGGAGAGTTCTTTCAAAGCGACCTGCGGGTGGAACTGGAAACTCTCACGCATTTACTCAAACTGGAACTGATTTGGCAGGAACAGATGCTCCTAGACTCGACCATATTGGTGGTGTTCCAGAAAACGCATCTCTTTCTACAAGTGGAGATGGTTTGATTGCTATTGCTCCTGAATATTCTACACTCTTTATGAGTCCAAAGACTGTTGCTCATCAATTCGATTTCAGCGAATTGGCAATGGAGATGGCTCAAATTGATGATGGAATTGGCGACATTAGAGCGCAAATGCGAGAAGACATGGGTAAGCATCACGCTGAATCTCAGAATCTAATGCTTGTTGCTCCATTGGAGGCATATCTACAAGCAGACAAGTCAAATGCTGCCGCAGAAATCGAAAGAAACTACACCTCTCTTTACAAGGTTATTTCGTCAAATGCTGAATTAGACCAAATGGACACGGATAACTTCCCAGTTTCATCCATTACTAACGATATTAGCGAAGCATACCACATTTACGGAACAAACCGTGATAGTGCTTCTTTCCTAGATTGCACTCTAGATTTCGGAGATGGGTATGCTAGTGGCGATTCTCGACCAATGACTTTGACAATCATTAACAGTCTTTTGCGACAACTCCGTGAAAACGGTGGTTCTCCAAAGGTTATTCTAACTGGATATGATACCATTCAAACGCTTTCTGACCTTCTACAATCTCAAGAGAGATTTATGGACAGAAAGGAAGTTGTTCCAACTGTTAATGGTGTAAGAGGAACAAAGGGTGCAGAAGTTGGATTCAGAGTTGCAACATACTATGATATTCCTCTAATCCCTGCTATCTCAATGCAAAGCACTTCGGCTGATTCGGGAACAATTAGCGATATGCTTTTCCTTGATACTGACCATCTATGGCTCGCTGTTATGAAGCCAACTCAATACTTTGAGGATGGTATCAGCAATGGAAACCCATTCGGTGTTGGACAACTCGGAAACCGAGCATTGTATCGAACAATTGCAGAAGTTGGATGTTCATACTTCAAGGGTCAAGGAAAGATTACCAACCTTAAGTGAGGTGTTTTAATTGGCATTTACAATTACACTATTGGAAGACCATAAAGGCTATACTCGACCTAGAGTGGCAGGAGATGAATATTTCGTTGATGCGCTGGTAAACATTACTGCGTATGTTCAAGGCGGAGTAACAATTACTGCGGCTTCTTTAGGATTATCTGAAATTAATCAGGTTATGGTTACTGGTGCAGAAGGATTAGACCATTCGGCTCATGCAGTTGTTTCTTCAACTGGAGCATATGAATCTACAAGTAGTTTCAAACTCGTTCTAGTAGATGGGCCAACCCAAACTGCTGGAACTGGCGACGAAGGAATGGTTAGAATTAGAGCATACGGTCTTATTTGAGGTGATTAATTTGCCTCAAGTAAGCCTAAGCGAAGAAGCAAACATTTCTCGACTAGAAACACCATATGGCCTTATTCGTAGAAGAAAAACAATTAGCGTTCCTGCTGATTGGGCTTTACTGCGAATTAAAGACGATAATCTGATGTTTGTCTTTGAAGAATCTGATAGAGAAATTGTTTCTAAAACGAATGAAAAGACATTAGCCATTCTAAGTAGAGTCTTAGGTGAAGAATTAAAAACTTCTTCCGACCTTGAAAACCTAATTCTACCAAAGAAGAAAGGACGAAAGCCAGTTAAAACTCCAACGAAGACTACTCCTAAGAAGTCTGCACTTGAAGAATAGGCGATACTGTTAAGAGTCATAGCACTCAACAGTCATTTGAGGCGATACAATGGGAGGATGCAGAACCAGTTTTGTCCAGTCAGCCAGTAAGATGATTGCAGTCGGCCAATGCCGATTAGTTTCGATTCATGCTGTTTTGACTGGTTCAAACCCAACAACAATCAAGGTCTATGATACGGCTACATCGGGCGGTGCTAGTGCAGGAAATGAAATGGCTAGGCTAGTTTTACAGGCTGCGCCCGCTAGCCCATCTATGATTGAATTCGATATGCATGGGGTTATTGCTAACAATGGCCTATATCTAGAAATATCTAGCGGAGCAGGAGAAGGCGCAGCAGTTTCCGTTGAATTCTCTTGAGGTGATTATCTTTGGCAGCGTTAAATACTGATACTCGATTAGTCATGACAATTCTTTTTGTTGGGGCTTTAAGCGGAACAAATGTTTGGGCATATGCTAAATTTGGAATGAATTTTCCATATGGCCCACTTGCTCATTCTGTTTTATTTGGTTTAGGAACAATTGGTTCTATTATGGTAATGAAAGCAGTCTTTGATTTAGCCCTCAATGATAGAATCGAGATGTGGCTACTTGATAGAAAGATTGCGGCATATTGGGAAAGAAAGTCTAGAGACGAACAGCAAAGACAAAAGATGCGTGAAAGTGCAAAACAATATGGAGGAATGACTCCATTCTATCAGCCACAAATGCAAAGTGAAGAAGAAAACACAGTTGGAAGTGAATTCTTAGCCACTTTGCAATGAGGTGGTTAAATGGTCTTTGGAGACTTAATGGGTTTTTCTGATTCAGATTATGCATACAATCAGCAAAGAGCGCACTCGGCAGACTTATTCTTCATGAAAATGAAGTTTTTCTTTTGGGGCAGTTGTGCCACATTGTCTTCTTTTTTTATCGGAAACATCATGGGTGTTTTTGATATTAATGTAATGGGTTGGATTATTGATGCTGTTACAGGAATATTTTCGCATTAGGTGGTTTTATGTATGTCCTTAATGACAGGCTTTGCAATTTTAGTTACAGAAGCAATTGTGGGTTTTTACAAGAAGGTTCATGCAATTAATTTTGGAATTTATGGAGCAACAATGGTTGGTAAAACAACATTAAGTTATCAACTAAGAACAAGAGGAGAAGTGCCACAAATAAATGATAGAACAGTTGGGACAAGTAGAGCGACAAGAAAAAATATTAAGATAGATGGTAATTCACATACAATAAGAAGTGCTGATATTGGAGGAGAAGCAGTCTTTTGGAGAGAATGGGAAAAGGACATGAGAAAAAGAAAACCAAAATATGTTATCTTCATGATAGACCATAGACACTTAGATAACAACTCAAATTTAGACCATCAAGTAGCGTGGAAATTTTTAGTAGATACAATTATTTCAAATATATGGTCAGATGGAAAAAAGAAGAAAGAAGCAGATTATCCTCTAGCAGTTGGAATATGGG